CTCCTGCGCGTGGATGCGATACAAGCGGCCTTTCAGGCGGACATAAATGCGCCCGGCGGGATGACGCCAAAGGTATTTCTTTTTCACCATTGCACATCCCCCATACCCTCCACCGCGTCACCCTTCGCAATGCGGCGCAAATCATCGACAGGCCAGCGAACAAGGCCCGGAGCAATTTCCAGGCCCTTCGGCAAGTGCCCTGCCTCCACCAGCACCCGAAACTCCGTCACGCCCACGTCAAGAAGCCGCGCGGCGGTGCGCTCGTTGGCCAGTATGGGGGTAACCGCCGTCATTTCTTCCGAAGGGCTGCGCGGGCGATTTCAAGGCTTATGGGGTGATACAATCTGCGATCCCCGTTGCTCAAAAATACAGCGCCGCCACCCACTCAATGGATTGATCGGCTTCCCCATAAGCCGGTGCCATTCTTCCATTGGCTCACCGACCAGACGGGCCAGAATTCTTTCATCCGTTGGCAATGAGCCAAGCGGGTTTTGATGCTGCGCGATACAGAACAAATCGAAGGCTATCGCGCGAACATCCTTGTCAGCCAGCAGCCTGAATTCCGACGAAAGCCACCATTCGCAGCGCCAGGCCATGGCCCGATTGACCGCCGGACGGGTGTCCACCGGAATCGGATATTCCATGTCTTCGCTGCGAATAGCCTGCATCGTCACACCCGCCTTACGCTGCCGTTCCGTTCAGGCGGACGCGAACCGTGGTTGCGGCATCCGCTGCGGCTTCGGTCGCCGCGCCGATCAGCTTGTTGCCGCTGGCAGTCGTGGTCACGTTGGCAGTGTCGGCCTTCCAGTAGACCTTCGCCCCGGCGTCGATGGCACCCGCCGTCTTCGGCAGTTCGAACACCCCCACCACGGCGGCTTCGAAGGGGTCACCGGCGCTGGCGGCGCTTGCTGCCACCCCAAACAGTGCATTCATGACAACGCCCTGCCCGGAGGTAACCGGGTCGGGGCTGGTGAAGGTGAGCGTGTCACCGGTCTGGACAAAATTGCGCATCAGGTCAGTCCTTTCGTGGTCTGCGGATAGATGGTGCGCGGGCGCGGCCCGCGTGTGAGTTTCGAGATTTCCGCCTCGATGGACGCCAAGGCTGCGGCCATTTGGGCGTCCGTCTTGTAGGTGACCGTTTCGCCGTCGATGGTGACGGTCATGATCCCCTTGAAGCGCGCGCGCCGGAGTCTATCCTGGCACGCGGTGAGTTCTTCCAGCGTCATCACGCGGCCGGAATCTGTTGGGCGGGACGCCAGTCCAGCCACCCCGCGCCGAAGTCGAGGAAGGCCCGGAATTTCATCCCAAGGGTGTCCCATGCTTCGGTCCGCTGGATCTGGACGCCCTGCGCGGCGGACAGGTAGGCATATTGCATCGCCGACAGTCGGGCCGGGTCTGCGAAGACATACCAGAAGTCATCCGGCAGGCGGGGTTCCACCAGAAGCGACAGCTTGCCGCCGAAGGGGTTCACGTCATCCGCCTTGTTCGGCTGGATGGACGCCAGAACCTTTTCGGCTTCGGTTTCCAGCGCCGCCGATACCAGAAGGTAACGCGGGGCCACGGCGATGATGGTTTTCCCGTCCATCCCCTTGCGGGTCCGCATCGTCTTGCGGGTCTCGGTCAGGGCCGTCACCGAAGGGGCACCGGCGGTGCCGACATTGCCCCGGCTGGCGTCGAAGACGGGGGTTCCGTCCGACATTGCCGGGTTGCCGGTCAGCAGCTTCACCAGTTCGTCCGCCTCGGTCTGCGCGGCGGCTTCGCCCAGGGCGGCGGTCATGTCGCCCATCATCCCAAGGTCATCTTTGATAAGCAGTTCGCGGGTGACGGTCAGGCCGCGGGCGAAGGTTTTCAGGCGCATGGACTCGCCGTTTTCGGCGCGGCTCGTGGCCTTGATTTCCCCGTCTTCGGACAGCGGCTCCAGCCGCCCCATGTCACCCAAGCGGATGGCATTGCTTTCTTTGAAATTCGGAAGCGTCCGCTGGCGGCAGAGGGTTTTCAGGGGGCTTTCCGCCGTCTTGTAGGTATTCAGCGCCACCTTGTTCGCGGCGTTCGAAACCACCAGCGGGAAGTCGCTGGACGTGTGCGCCGCCCGCGTGAATACTTCATCAGCGGACATGCCCCGCGTCGAAACACCTTCGCGGGCAAGGCTTTCAACCGCCATGTCGCGCAGGCTCATGTTCACATATTGCCGCGCATCGTCGGGCAGTTCGCCACCGGCCATGCGGTAGGCCACCGCGTCCGTCTGGCGGCGCGTGATGACCGCTGGGTCATCGTTGGCCGGGGCGTGGCTGCGGATGATCGGCGCATTACGCTGGCGGTTCTGCTGCGCATCGAAGATTTCAGCCTTGGCGCGGGTCAAGTCCGCCCCGGCGTCAATCAGGTCATCGGCAATCTGCGGCTCAAGGCCAGCAGACCGGACCAGCGACCGAATTTCGGTGCGGCGTGTCTTTTCGGCGTCATCCGCCGGGGTGGTTTCAATCACATCATCAGCCATACCGACCTCCTTTTTGTGTCGCAGGGTTGCCGCCGGATCGGCGGGGTTCGAAGTCAGGGTGACTTCCGTCAGTGCCCATTCTGCGGGGCGTCGGGTGCGGGTTCCCCCGCTTTGGTTTTCGGTCCAGCGCGTGACGCGGTATCCGATGGACACGCCGCGAATGGTGCCGTCCGCAATCCTTTGCAGAACCGGGGTCACGTCATCGGCGGCGCTCAATTTCAGCTTCGCAATCAGCTTGTCACCTTCCACCCGCACCGCTTCCACGGTGCCCAAGGTGTCGCGGATGCTGGCGGTGCGGTGACTGTCCAGAACGCGAAGATTCGCGGCGTTTGTCAGGTCCAGCGTGGAAAAGTCCAGCACTTCGGCAAAGGTGCCCCGCGCATCGCGCCGGGTGACGGGGGTTGTGGTGGCGATAACCGCCTCCACCGTGCGGGCTTCGGGGTCGAAGCTGGACAGCTCCATGGTTGCATCAAGCGGCATCGGTGCCCTCCTTCGGGTTCGTCGGTTGCGTTGTCGGGGTGGCGAAGGTCAGGCCCAATTCGGCTTCGCGGGCGCGATCCGCTTTGATTTCTTCGTCAATATCGTCCGTATTCCACCCCAGTTCGTTGATGGCGTTGGTGCGGCTGATCAGGCCAAGGGCCAGCGCTTTCTCCGTCGCTTCCAAGTCTTTTGCCGGGTCCACCTGTTGCGGGCGCGGCATGATCCAATCGCATGGGGTGTCGGCGGGGGCGTCGATGCGGCCCGCCAGAATTTCCAACGCCAGCCAGCGCCGCCAGACAGGGCGCAACACCTGGGGAACAAGGGTGTTGTGCTGCACTTGGTCGATGCGCGCCCGAAAGGGAATCAATCCCGCCCGGAGGCTGGAATAATTCGCGTTGGTCAGGTCACCCGACAGCAGGAATTCCGGCACCCCAAGCGCAGCCGCTAATTCCTGCAACGTCATGCGCAGCAAGGCGGGGGCGTCTTTGATCTGGTCAGGGGCGCTGAATTTCACGTCGGTTCCCCAGGGCAAGCGCGTCAGCGCCCCCGGTTCCAATGTGGGTTCTGCGAACAGTTCGTCTTCGCCGCCGGTGTCGGATGTATCGGTAATGAAGCCTGCCTGCATTGCGGCCATTTTCGCACCGACAAGCGTGGCGTCTTTCCACTGGTTCAACTCGTTCGCCGTCACAACCGCCGGTGCGACCCAAGACAGGCCGCGCACCTGTCCGGGCGCGATCGGATGGAAGACGTGCAGAACGTGCGCCGCGTTCACGCGGACGGCGGGGGAATGGTCCGAAAAAACGAATGCGGGCGCTCTGGGAAAATCCAGTAGGCCACCCGCCGCCCGCTGGCGTCGAATTCCACACCCTGCACGATCTGGCGACCATCGCGCAGGATTTCGGTCTTTGCCGGGTCCAGATGAACCGGCGGGATGACTTGAATTTGCAGCCCGTCCGCCGTGTCGTGTATCACGGCCAGCCCTTCGCCATAGACAACCATGTCACGCGCGATCTGCGCCAGAAGCCCGCCAAAGTCGGTTCGCCCCGCATGGTCTGCGGTCTCGCAAAAGCGGTCGAACGCAAAATGCATCTGGCGGCGCAGTTCCCGTTCGACGCCACGCACATTCGGGCGCTGCCCGGTGCCCACAAGGGCGGTGACAAGGTTGGTTACCGCATTGGCGATGTAGGGGTTATTGACAGCCTGATAGGCTGCGCGGCTCCCAACAAGCGACTGTCCAGCCGCTACTTCGGAATTGATCGGGCCAAAGGTGCCCAGACCGCCGCCGCGCCGCCCTCCGGTCGCGGCGTCGAGTGAACGGCGATGATTGCCGCCCGTGCTCTCCTGCGCCATGTGGGACGCGGCAGGGAAAAAGGCACGGGCGGCGGTGCCGATGATACGCGACAAGGAGACACCTTTAAGACTGCGCATCACCGGATTCCTTCTTCGTCGGAATCGTTCGGTTGGAATGTGTCAGGGAACAGGTTCACTGCAAGGTAGTTCACCAGATAGCCAACCGGGACAATCGTCCACATGGTCATCGGACCAGCTTCGTTTATCGCCGCAATACGGTATTCATCCGCACTCAAAGGGCGATACAGGTCCGCTTCATCGACCGAAAAGCTGACACCACCGTCATTCCACCCGGTCAGCTTTTCCCGCGCAACTTGCGCATATTCACGCTGTTCGAGGGTTTCCAGTTCGGCGTAATCGGTGAACAGAAGTCCCCATTGGTCCCACCCGGAAACGCCGGTTTGATCGTCGTGAATAGCTTCTGCCAGCCGGACATTCATCCGGTGAGCCTCGATTGCAAACCGCTCCTTCCAATCAAACAGCTTTCCGAAGGATTGACGGGCAACCAACAATGAAACCGACCAGTCACAGAAGTCTTCGATGAACGTCGCGGGTGCATTCATTTGCGAGAGGTAATGAAGTATGCCAGCGCGCACCGCTTCTGAGAAATTATAGGTGCGTTCTCGCCCGCGCCCCGTAGACGGTGATTGCAAGACAAGGCGACCACGCTTCACCCACGTCCGCAACGTGTCCGGCGAAACGTCCAGAATTTCCGCCACTTGGTTTTGCGGAAACCGGCTTGTTTCAAGATCAATGGTGGCCTTCAATTCCGGCATGTCATCATCATGGTCCAGTGAACCTTTTCCTATCTTTAAGGTTCACTGGACCTTATGTCAAGAAATGTCGGTGAGATTGACCAGCCGCATGGCATCGGCCTTGATCCGATCAACGGCGTCATCGTCCAGCGCCTCCGGCGTGGCGAGAACCACCAGAACCTTCACCGCAAGGTCGCTGGGTCCGGTGACAGGTGCGGCGATCATCGCGTCTTGAAGAGTGTCAGCGCGGTCATAGAGCGGCCCTAGTATCCGGTTTTCATCGGCTTTTGTCAGCTTGTCCGCCGGATGCAGTGCCAGCGTTTCTTCAATATCGTTCTGCGCGGACAGCCAGTCGGCATAGGTTTTCTCAAGCGTGGTCTGCCCTTCAACGCCGGGGGCGGCTTGCGTGGCAACCGAAGCAATAATGAAAGGGCTTGCGGTCAAAGCGGCCAAGGTGGCGCGGCGAGTGATGGTCATGGGAAACTCCGTTGTCTAATTTCAAGTCATGTGATAGCTTTCATATCATGTCATCTAAGGCAGATCAATATGCTATCACTTGATAAAAAAAATATCACAGCGGAACAGCTAAGGGCCGGACGCGCATTGGTTCGATGGTCCGCGCAGGATTTGGCGGACAGGGCAGGTGTCGGGGTGGCAACGGTCAGGCGTTGCGAAGCAGAGACAGGCTTCGTCAGCGCAACCCAAGCGAACAAGAGTGCGATGCGGTCTGCACTTGAAGCCGCCGGTGTGGTCTTCATCGAAGAGAACGGCGGCGGCGCTGGCGTTCGCCTTTCGCTGCCCAATAGCCAAAATGATTGAAGCCCTGTTCTGGATCATATGCGCCGCCGGTGCATTCTTCGTCTTCGCCCTTCTTTGGGGCGTGGTGGAAATGATGCTTGGCACCGGCACCGGCACCAGCCGCCAGAGGCGCGACCCTACCTTGAACGCCTTCCAGCAGCCCTTGCGGCGGGATGACTATCCCGATAGGAATTTCGACCGATAGACATTCTTCGGCTTTGGTCGGTCTTGAATTCCCCCCGCGCGTAACTGCGCTTCGCGTTCTTCGAAGTTGACGTGAACCACGTGCCGCGCGGCGATGGCATAGACGACGCAATCCAACGCTTCGGCTTGTCGCCCTGGGACCCGCTCAAATCGCCGTTGCGGCTGGCCTTTGACATACCTGGTTACCAACCGTTCGCTGGCCAGTTGCTCAAACCAAACCGGCGGTAGATCATCGGAAAACCGGATAAGCCCAACCTGTGCCAGCCTATCCATTATCACGGTCTTAATCCCATCAACGCCCACAATCCAAAGCCGCGCACCCTTTGACTTGCGCCCTTTCGATGGCTCGATGAAGGGACGAGTGCCGGAAACCCCCTTGATTGCCATGACGCGGCGGCGCTGGCGGGGCGCACAGAAGGATTTGACCGCCTCCATGGTCACCCCGTCGCCAGCGTCGATAGCAGCGGCTTCAATGCCTAGTGAGCCGCCTAGTGGGTGTTTCCATTTGGTCTTAAGCAGTTCATCCAGTTCGCGCCATGTTTCATCTGCATCCCACTGGCCCCAAATCACTTTTTGCCCCAGCACGAATGTGGTTTCATCCTTTGCATAGCCCATGAGTGTGCATTCCAGCCGGTCGCGCTGCACGTCGACTCCAGCGGTTATGGCCAGAACATCTTCGGGCAAGGCGTCCAGCCCGAATGGTTCACAGCGGCCCGCCAGTTCGCCTTCGTCCAGTTCATCGCCCGCGCCGGTCCAGCCCTGCCCTAAGATCGTATTGACGAAAGTCTGCAAGGTCGCGGGGTCTTTCTTCGCCACCAGAAATTCGGTGACGAGGTTTGCCCATGATGCGCATTTGTGAAGCGAGATAAGGGAATTCATCCGAAACCCTGCATGGCCCTTCACATCGGGCCGCGTTGCGCGCCATTGCCCTTGCGCCACCATTTGCGGCTTGTGCCGCTCAGCGATTCCGGTTTCGCAATGTGGGCAATGCCAGCGGGCGGTTTCCGGCCTCCCTTCATCTCACCGGATGGCATCCCAAAGGATTTCTGCAAACGCCCCGCATTCGGGGCAAGGGACCTCATAAACCCGCGCATCAGACTGGCCAAAAGCCTGAATGACATGGCTGGTTTCTTCGTGAACCGGCGTCGATCCAAGGACGATTTTGCGGTCATCAAAGGTCCTAGTTCGGTTTTCAGCCAGCTTGATCGGTGAGCCTTCGTCACCTGTTTCCATGCCGTCCGCTTCGTCGATGAACAGAACCCGAGCCGTATGGCGGCGCAGGTTGCGGGGTGATCTGGCGGCAACAACCTTGAACGAACCGCCGGGAAAGCGGCGCGAAGTGAGCGTGTTGCGGTCTTCGCTTTCACGTTCGTATGTCAACGCCCGCGCCACCACAGGAGACTCCGCGAAAATCGGCTCCACATCGGACACCATGTAGTCCCGACAGTCGGATTCAGTGGGCAGAAGGAACAGGATTTGCGAAGGATCATTGGCGACGAAAGAAGCCACCGCCGAAGTCAGAAGGGTGGTGAAGCCCACCCGCACCGGCTTGACCAGCGTCACCCGTTCAATGGCCGGATCACCGATGGCGTCCGCGATTTCCCGCTGGAAAGGCCAAAGCTGGACCGGTCCCGGCTGCGCACTGACACCTTCGGGCAGAACCATTTCGGACTCGATCCATTCCGACAACCGAAGGCGCGGCGGCGGGATAAGGGCGCGCAGGGCGCTGGAAAGCACCTGTTCAATTTCCATTGCCAGCCTCCGTCAGCGTGGCGCGCAAGGCCCGGTCCATCGCGTCGATGGCCTGCGGGTCGATGTCGGGCAGTTCGGACCGCAGGCGGGACGGAACGGCCATGATGCGGGCGCGAAGCTGGCGAAGGGCGTCTGCCCATGTGCGTTCGACTTCGGACGCTTCCACCAGTTCGCCGCGCAGCTTGGCGTTCTTGATGGCCTGCGCGTCCGCCTGCCCCTTGGCAAGTCGCGCCCGTTCGCTGGTGAGGTTCGCCGCCTGATCCCCGGTGCCCCAACCTGCGGCCATGTCGCGAAGGTGCTGGACATAGGCGCGGGTCGTGGCGGTCAGGTCGTAAGTGTCGTGTGACAGGTGAACGGCAATCCTGCGTTTCTTCAGGTCGGTCAGGGCTGCGGGTGAGATTTCGAAAAGGTCGCAAAGGTCTTTCCCGCCCACCGTGTACAGCGGCTCTTTCCCAAGCGGCAATTCCGAAAATATCTTCATTTTTCACCCCTTAGCAATTTTTGCAGCGGCTGAACCCTCGGGGTGTTTCGCACCCGCAAGGGGGAAACAGGGGAAGGACCCAAAGCCGGGAAAGGGCTTGTTTTCATGGCCTTCGCCGTCACTGCGCAGCATAGCGAAGCCCTTCCGGTTCGATCATCGCAGAGAAATAGGCCCGTGCTTCGTCGGCTCGTTCCATGTCGGTCGGCGGTCGCCGCCATGGCAGGGCGAAGAATTCACTGCCCTTCTTCGAACCGTGCCGCTTGATTGGGAATTCGGACAGTGCCGGAAAGCCTTCGGCCTTGAGCCAGCGCCCCCACTCGCCAAGCGCCGCGTGGTCGGTAGCAGACACCACGGCTGGACCTGTCCAAGCATTGCCGGTGAATTGATGATGGCGGAAGCGGTCGGGGTTCGCGCCTTCTTTGTTCAGAGTTTGTTTATCCTTATTATAGGAAAGTGCACCTGTGCCCCCTTTTCTTTTGTTAAAGGTGCATCCGTGCCCCCTTTTGTCTGGTGCATCGGTGCCCCCTTTTTGGTGCTGGAAATGGCGATCACCTTGCCCGGTGACAGCAGGGTGTATTCAGTCTTGTTGCCGCGCCCGCGCCCTTCGGTGCGAGCCAGCCACCCGCCGTCTGTCAGGTCGCGGATAGCGCGCTTCACCGTGTCCACGGTTTTGCCGGTCGCTTCCGCCAGCGTGGTCAAGCTGGGGTCCAAGCGCCCGGTGTCATCGTTGCAGAATTCGATTGCCAAGGCCCAAGCTACGGTCTTGGCCCGGTCCAATAGGTCTGACCGATTGACGGCCTTTGCCCATTCAAAGCGGTTGAGTGTCTGGCCGGTCATAGCGCCACCAGACCGCCCAAAGGGCAAATTGACCGGGTTTCAGGTTCGCTATTGGTTTGCGCTTTGTCCTGATACCTTTTGGCAGCTAAGGGTTTGTTTTCGCGTGGAAGGAAGCGGGATTGCAAATCCGTGAAGACCGGTTCGATTCCGGTACCCACCTCCAAGGCGTTTCTCAACGCATCGCATTTCGCAGTTCGGCCAGCAGGGCAGCGGCAGTCCATGTCGGGCGCTGGCCGGCGGTTTCGGCGGCGTGGATCAAGGCGCAAAGCCGTTGATTGACCGGCGCGCGCGCGCCGATGCCCTGTGCAAGTCTGACCACTTCGCCGTTGATCCAGTCCACCTCGGTCGGCTTGCGCTGCGCCAGATCGTCGGCCATCGACGATCGCGCCTTGGCGTCTATCCGCAGCATGCTGGCGGCGGCCAGCCGAAACACGGGCGTCGGCAAGCGCAGCACCCAGGGCAGAGCCCGCGCGGGCAAGGGGGTCAGCCGCGCCAGCTTCGGCAAACCCGCCGCTTGCGCCAGCGCCAGAAATTCAGTCTGCGCCAGCGCCAGGCAGGCGCGGAAATCGCGCTGCAAAAGCTGCTCGCGCAGGGGAATGCCGGCCAGAGCGTTCACCGGATTGTTCAGGTTCATCATCAGCTTGGCCCACAGAACCGGGCGCATGTCCGGATGCGCGATCAACGGCAACCCAGCCGCGATGAATGCCCGGACACAGCCCATCAACGCCCGGTCATCACCGACATGCAACTGGCCCCGTGTGCCCTGATGAATGCGCCCGTCATCCAATATCGCGACGTTGAATCCGACCATGCCGGCGATCACCTCCCGGCCCAACCCGTCGGCCAGCGCGGCGGCATTCCCCAGCCCGTTCTGAAAGCTGATCACAACCGCTTCCCTGGCCAGATGCGGGCGGATCTGGCCCGCCACATCGGCCGTGTGTTGTGACTTCACGCAGACCAAGACCAGATCGCGGCCCGCCACCGCCGCGGGATCCAGCACGAAATCCACGGATTTTACCCGCTGATCGCGCCCCGCGTAATCGGTCATCCTCAAGCCTTGGGCCAGCACACGGTCCCGCATCCGCGCGCGGCCCATGAACCGCACTTCGGCGCCGGACGCGGCCAGACAGCCGCCGATATAGCACCCCACGGCGCCCGCCCCGACAATGGCGATCTTCATGCGCAACCCTCCGGCCGAACAGACTATCAGCGCCCACTGGCATGGCCAGCACAATTCGCCTATATCCGCTGGCATGAGAATATCGGAACCCTCAAACCTGACCTTCCGAAAGATGCACGGGGCGGGCAATGACTTTGTCATCATCGACTCGCGCGGGCCGCAATCAGGCGGGCGCGGGGCGC